ACCCCCTGCAAAAGACGGTTTTCAACACAGGTGGTTAAGAGCTGAAAGCTTAGGTTTCCAAGATACTAAGAATATCGCAGGAAGACTAAGATCAGGATACGAGTTAGTAAGAGCTGACGAGTTTCCAGATTCAGACTACCCAGTTGTAGAAGACGGTAAATACAAGGGAGTAATCGGAGTTGGTGGCCTTGTGCTGGCAAGGGTGCCTGAAAAGATCGCAAAAAGCAGGACTGAGTATTATCAGAAAATGCATGAAGATAAAGTTCAAGCGGTAGATAACGATCTGATGAGGGAACAGCATAAGAGTATGCCTATCAATATTGATAGACAATCTCGAACAACCTTCGGTGGTACAAAGAAAAGTTAATTTTTTAACAATTCAAAGTCCGCCGGATAAACTTAACAAGTTCTTAAGGAGGACTAAACTATGGCGACTAATCAAGACGCAGCCTTTGGTTTAAAACCAATTGGCAAAGTGGGTCAAAATAGAGACAACCAAGGTTTATCCGAGTATGACATAGCTGCTTCGGCAACTGCTATATTCTTCAATGATCCTGTCAAAATGAAATCTGACGGAACAATTGAAGTTGCAGGCGCAGGAGGAGCGATACTAGGTTCCTTGGGTGGTATCTTTTTTACCGACGCAACGACTAGCAAGCCTACTTTTGCGAATCACCTGAACGCATCCAACACAGCGACTGATATTGTTGGTTTCGTTTCTGATGATCCGTATCAGAGGTTTGAAATACAAACAAACAACACAGGCGCTTCTGCTAATACAGATATCTTCAACGTTGCAGATATCGAGTACACAGCTGGAAGTTCGCCAGACTTCGTGTCCGCAGTTGAATTAAATGATTCAACTCTAGCAAACGGCTCATCTGCTACTTTGCAGATTCTAGGTTTATCTAGAGATCCATCAAACAATACAGTTGGCGCTGCCAATGTAAACTGGATCGTTAGAATAAACGAGCACGAGTTAGACATGAATGTAAATGGAGTATAAGGAGGATAACTATGGCCATTTCTAGAGGACAACTAGTTAAAGAACTAGAGCCAGGTTTGAATGCCTTATTCGGCCTGGAATATAATCGTTATGAGAATCAGCATGCTGAGATCTATACTACTGAAAGTTCAGACAGAGCGTTTGAAGAGGAAGTAATGTTATCAGGATTTGCTCAAGCTCAAGTTAAACCAGAAGGATCTGGTATAGCTTTTGACAATGCTCAAGAGACTTATACTGCAAGATACACACACGAGACTGTGGCTCTTGCCTTCGCAATAACTGAGGAAGCAATCGAAGATAACTTGTACGACCAACTTTCATCTAGATATACAAAAGCATTAGCTAGATCGATGGCGAATACTAAACAAGTTAAAGCAGCGAGCATCTTAATTAACGGATTACCTGGTGGATCTTTTCAATCAGGTGATGGTGTAACGCTATTTAACACAGCTCACCCAACAATTGCTGGTAATGTTAAAAATACATTAACAACAGCGGCTGACTTAAATGAAACTTCATTAGAGCAATCATTAATTGATATTAATGCATTCACTGATGAGAGAGGACTTAAAGTTGCTGCAAGAGGAGTAAAAATGATTATTCCTAGTGAGTTACAGTTCACAGCTGAGAGATTAATGAAATCTCAAGGCAGAACAGGTACAGCTGATAACGATGTAAACGCAATAGCTTCAATGGGAATGATCCCACAAGGCTATAGAGTCAATAATTTCTTGACTGACACAGATGCGTTCTACATTATTACAGACGTGCCTAATGGTATGAAGTATTTCGAAAGATCTCCTATCAAAACAGCGATGGAAGGTGATTTCGATACTGGTAACGTGAGATACAAAGCTAGAGAAAGATACTCATTTGGAGTATCTGACTTCAGAGGTATCTTTGCATCACCAGGTGCTTAATATTTACTTTAAAGGGGCGAAACACAATTTCGCCCCTTTTTTTATTTAGAAAGAAAAAATGCGACCTCAAAAATTTTTAGTAAAAATAGCTGCTTATGAATACGGGACTGAATTTATAATCCAATGTATTGATAGCCCTATTGATATTGAAAATGCAATCATTGACAGATTAGGAAATTCTGATATAAAATGGGAGTATCTTGGAGAAATGATGGATCCCAAGGTAAATAGAATAACCTATGAGGAGGTTATCAATGGAGGCGATAATGCAACATCTGGAGACTCTCTACACAAAGAAGAGAGGTTTAGATCTTCAATGGGAGCAGGAGCATCTTAAAGAGGGTAGATATACTCTCAATATGGTTAAGATTGACCGAAAAGTTAGAGATGTCATTAGCCATATAAAACTAGCTGAAGCTAAAAAAGCTGATCTAGAAAATAAAATAGAGGCTGCTCAACCACAAGTTTCTGTAGCTACTTAATAAAAAGCTACATCGTTGGAAAAAATTAATCCGCACTACAGGCTCTCTTGCACTCTATTAAAATCTAATATATAACTTAATCACTATACAATTAATTAGAACATAGACGCGTATAGTCGACGGCCTAGAGACTATGTTCGGTAAACTAGGAGGATATAATCATGGCAAAAACTACATTTCAAGGACCAGTAAAATCAATTAATGGTTTTCAAGGTGTTGGAACTGGAAACTCTGTAAGTATCGGAGCAGGTGCAACTTCTTTAACTGTTGATTCACATGCTGGTAGAATGTTGTACCACAATGTTGCTGGTGCAGCTACTTTGACTTTACCTGCGATTAATTCATCTGCAGACTCAGGTGTTGCAGGTCCAGGTAATGATCCAAACTCAGCAAACAATTTAGGTGCTTCTTTTGAGATATATATTGGAGCAGATAAATCTGGTGACTTTGTTTTACAAGTTGCTAATGCTAGTGACACTATGACTGGTAATGCGCTTATTGTTGATACTGACAGTAGTGATAATGGTGAGGGTTTTATGACTGCAGCCGCATCTGATACTGTTACTTTAAACGGTAGCACAACAGGTGGAAAAGCAGGATCAATCATAACTTGCAAAGCTATTGGCGAAAACAGATGGGGTGTACAAGTAACATCTGGAGGAACTGGTAACTTAGCTACACCTTTTAGTGCAGCAGTAAGTTAATAATTAATTTAGTGTGGGGCTTAGGCCCCACATTTAATTTTAAGGAGAAAAAAATGGCAAGTAAAGGTGATGTAAAATCAGTAAGAGTTACAGCTACTGGAGCAGTATTTGCAGGAAGAACAAGATTAAGAGGAATTATTCTTGCTTCTGACGCAGGCGGAGCCGGGACTATAATTCTTCAAGACAACACAGACAGCACAACTTTGTTTCAAGCAGACGTTCCTAACGGAGATGTTTTTTCAATGAACATTCCTGAAGATGGAATTTTATTTCCAGGTGGAATGAAAGTCTCTACAATTACAAACATAGATGCAGCTACTTTATTGATTGATAAATAGGAGGTTAGATGGCTAACACAACTTCTGGAACAACTACTTTTGATAAAAATTTTGCTATCGATGAAGTAATAGAAGAGGCCTACGAAAGAATTGGTCTACAAGGTGTTTCAGGTTATCAATTAAAAACAGCTAGAAGATCTTTAAATATATTATTTCAAGAGTGGGGAAATAGAGGACTTCACTATTGGCAAATAGCTAATAACGATATTACTTTGGTAGATGGTCAAGCAGTATATACAATGTTTAGATCTTCTTCAGACGGAACCTCTGATGCCACCGCTGTTTTTGGTGTGGATGATGTATTAGAAGCTTCTTTTAGAAATTCTGATAATATAGATTTTCCTTTAACAAAAATTAACAGATCTAATTATCAAGCTCTTTCAAATAAATCTTCAAAAGGTATACCCACACAATATTATGTTCAAAGATTTATAGATAAAGTAACAATAACTTTATACTTAACACCTGGAAGTGATGAAGCAGGAAAAAAATTAAATTATTATTATGTTAAAAGAATTCAAGACGTGGGTGATTACACAAATGCAACAGACGTTCCTTATAGATTTGTGCCGTGCATGGTTTCTGGTTTAGCTTTTTATTTAGCACAAAAATATGCTCCAGATAGAATACAAGCTATGAAATTATATTACGAAGACGAATTACAAAGAGCATTATCAGAAGATGGATCATCTTCTAGTTCTTTTATAACACCTAAAACTTATTACCCGAGTATATAATGGCAAAATTATCTAGTGGAAAATATGCAAAATTTATCTCAGATAGATCTGGTATGGAGTTTCCATACAATGAAATGGTTAAAGAATGGAATGGATCAAAAGTTCATGTATCAGAGTTTGAACCAAAACAACCACAATTAGAGCCAACTAGATATTCTGGAGATTCACAAGCTTTAAAAGACGCAAGACCTGCAAGAACAGAGCCTGCAACGCAAAATTTATTACCACCAAACCCATTTAGTTTAGTATCGGGATCTGCAAACGTAACAGTTACAGAACCTAGCCACGGTAGGTCTAATAGTGATACTGTTAGATTTAGAAATGTAAATGGCAGCCCTGGAGGTTTAGCTTTTACAGTATTTGAAAATTCATCGGGATTTAGTATAAGTAGTGTAACAACCGATACTTACGTGTTTGATTGTGGATCAAACGCAACAGTAACAGAAACATCAGGAGGATTGACAGTAACTGCAGGCCCAGTTACACAATTAGCATAATGGCAGGATTAAGTGCATCAGGATTAAAAACACAAATTAAAAGTTATACTGAAACAGATTCTAACGTTTTAACAGACGCTGTTTTAGAAAATATTATATTAAATGCACAATATAGAATATTTAGAGATGTTCCTATCGATGCTGATAGAAAACAACAAATAGGTAATTTAGTTACAGGACAAGAAACAATTAATGCTCCTGCAGGTGCAGTTTTTATCAGAGGAATACAGGTTTATGATTCAACATCAGCTACGACTGGTGCTAATGTTTGGTTAGAAAAAAAAGATGTCACATATCTTCAAGAGTATATTTCTTCAACTGAATCTGCTAAAAGAGGTCAACCTAAATATTATGCCATGTTTGGTGGTGCCACAGGAGAATCTGACACTACCTCTGGCAGAATGATGTTTGCCCCTGTTCCTGACACAACCTATAAATTTAGAGTTCACTATAACGCAATGCCTGCTCTATTAGAGAATAATGACACTAATTATATTAGTCTTAACTTTCCAAACGGCTTATTATATTGTTGTTTGGCTGAGACTTATAGTTTTTTAAAAGGCCCTGCAGATATGTTGACTTTGTATGAAAATAAGTATAAACAAGAGGTAGAGAAGTTTGCTAGTGAGCAAATTGGAAGACGAAGAAGAGATGATTATACTGATGGTACAATAAGAATACCTCTACCTTCTCGTAATCCATAACTAAGGAGAATAAATTATGGCAATAACATCGGCAATTTGTAATAGTTTCAAACAAGAGCTTTTACAAGGTATACACAATTTCACAGCATCGTCTGGTGATACTTTTAACTTAGCTTTATTCACAAGCAGCGCTACTTTAAACGCTAGCACAACAGCATTTGCTACAAACCCTGGAGGGGGTTCTAACACTGAAGTGTCAGGATCTGGATACACTACAAAAGGAAATGCTCTTACAAGCGTAACTCCAACTCTAGATTCATCAACAGCTGTTTGTGATTTTGCAGACACAAGTTTTACTTCTGCATCTTTCACAGCAAGAGGTTGTATGATTTTTAATGACGACGCAACAGGTGATCCAGCAGTTTGTGTAATTGATTTTGGATCAGATAAAACTGTAACAAGCGGAACTTTCACAATTCAATTTCCAGCAGCAGACGCATCAAACGCTATTATAAGAATAGCATAAGGAGGAACTCCTTATGTCAACTACCTGGGGACAAAATTCTTGGGGTGATAACTCATGGCAGTCTAATACTGTAACCATAGCAACTACAGGATTTTCTACTACTTCTTCAGTTGGAAGTGGTACAAACATGGGTGTGCCTCAACAAGGTTGGGGCGGTAAGGCTTATGGTCAAAACGAGTATGGTGAACTTTCAGATAATACTGTATCATTAACTGGTTTTGGATTAACAACTTCTTTAAATTCAGATGGATTATTATCATTTCAATCAAATGGTTGGGGTAGAAACGCTTGGAACGTTGGTCCTTTTGGAGAAAGTTTTAATCCTGTAATAACTTTAACTGGATTTGGTTTAACCACATCTGTCGGTGATGGAACTAATATGGGTGTTCCTCAAACAGGATGGGGTGGAAGAACTTGGAGCACCGGTGAGTGGGGAGCTGTTAATGATAACAGTGTTGAAGTCACAGGTTTAGAATTATCTACAACCGTTGGTACAGTAGAAGCGTACAACGAAGTTGGTTGGGGTCGTGATGGTTGGGGTGAGGAAGCATATGGTGAATCAAATGATGCTCATGCAACATTAACAGGTTTTGAATTAAAGTCGACTTTAGGTAATAGTACTTGGGGTGCTAAAGCTTGGAATAATAACGCTTTTGGTACATTTACTCTTGACATAGATGATTTATCACTTGGTATTACGTCTCCTGGTGCATCAACCTCATCTATTGGAACAGCGACCATGCGTGGTGATGTTCCTGATTTAGTTCCAACAGGTCAATCAGCAACCACATCACAAGGATCACTATCTCCTGCAGATGTGATGGGGCCAACAGGACAATCAGCAACAGCTTCCGTTGGAGCTTTATCTCCTGCAGATGTGATGGGTGTATCTGGAGTTGGTGCAACAACAGCAATAGGTGATGTGGCTATCACCACAAATCCTATAATTATTCCTACAAGTTTATCTATGACGTCTGCACAAGGAGCACTATCTCCTGCGGATGTAATGGGAGTGACAGGTCAATCAGCAACAACTTCCGTCGGCTCTCCATCACTTAAAATTGATGTTACATTTACGCTAGGAGGATTATCTACAACATCTTCTTTAGCTGCATTTGGAACTTCTACAGGCTTTGGAATTCAAGCATATCAAGCAGTTGACACAGGTTCAAATTCATCATATACAGATGTTGCAACTGGATCAAATACAAGTTATAGTAATGTTGCATAGGAGAAAAATATGGCATCAACATTTAGCCCTTTGGGTATAGAACTTCAAGCAACCGGTGAAAATGCTGGTACATGGGGAACAAAAACTAATACTAATTTAAGCATTATTGAACAAATATCTGGCGGATTTACTACGCAAGCTGTTACAGATTCAGGAACACCAACTGCTCTTTCTGTATCAGATGGATCAACTGGAGCGACTCTTGCTCACAGAGTTATAGAATTTACTGGCTCTCTATCTGCAGGCAGAGAAGTAACTATCCCTCTTGATGTACAAAATTTTTACATTTTAAAAAATGCAACATCTGGTGGTCAAACTGTAACTTTTAAATATGTTAGCGGTAGTGGTGACACGGCAGTTGTTCCAAACGGAAAAACTGTAATTGCTTATGCTAAAGCGGATGACGGTACTAACCCTAATATTGTTATGGTTGAGTTTGGTGGAGATGTTGTTGATGATACTTCACCTCAACTAGGTGGTGATTTAGATACTAACAGTTTTAATATAGCTTTTGATGATGCACATGGAATTAATGATGAAAACGGAAATCAACAAATTATTTTTCAAACAACTGGTTCTGCTGTAAACCAGATTGACGTTACTAACGCTGCAACAGGTAATGCACCAAGCATTTCTGCTACAGGTGATGATACAAACGTCAGTTTAAATTTAGTTGCAAAAGGAACCGGATCTGTTCAATCAAATGGATCAGCAGTTAAAGTTGCAGGTAAAGAAAGTATTTGGGTTCCTGCAGTTGCCATGTATCCTAACACTACAAATGGTGCTGGAGCTCTTACTCAAACAGAATTAGGAAATGGACCAGAAATTAAGGCGTTGCCTTTTGACAAAACTTCTGACGAGTTTGCACAATTTGCAATTGCTTTTCCTAAATCATGGAACGAAGGGACAGTAACCTTTCAAGCATTTTTCACAGCAGACTCAACAGATACTGGTACTGCAAAATTTACATTAGCTGGTGTAGCATTAGCAGACAACGATAGTCTTAATACTGCTTTTGGAACAGCAGTTGGACCATCTGCAAAAGCACACAGTGGAACAGCAAACGATTTAGACGTCACAGCAGAAAGTGGAGCAGTTACAATAGCTGGTTCACCTTCAGTAGATGAATATGTTTTCTTCGAAGTATCTAGAGACGTGTCAGAGGATGATCTAGATGCTGATGCAAAACTTCTTGGAATTAAATTATTCTTTACTACTGACGCTGCTAACGACGCGTAATAAAAGGAGTATAGAGTATGTCATCATTCGGATATAGAATCCTAGGTCTAGGAGGCGGAGCTGGAGGACCACCATATCAAATAGATCACCTTACAATAGGTGGAGGTGGAACTGGCGGAGGAGCTTTCGGAGGCGGAGGCGGCGGAGCTGGAGGCTTCAGATCTGGAAACTTCATAGCAAATTCAAACACAGTGCTTACAATCACAGTAGGCGGAGCTGGTGGAAGTAGTTCTATCGCAGGAACTAATGTGACTACAGTAACTAGTGATGGTGGTGGTAGTGGAGGCCCAGGAGGAAACTCAAGTCCTGAAGGTCGTCCAGGTGCTTCTGGTGGTGGTTCTGGAGATGCAGGATCAAACCAAAGAGCCGGAGGTGCTGGAATACCAGGTCAAGGAAATAATGGAGGAAGTGCTAACCCAGGAAACACTGGTGGCGGAGGCGGTGCTGGAGGCACTGGCGGAAACGCTCCAGGTGGAAACGGAGGAAGTGGTTCTTCAAGTTCTATAACAGGTTCATCTATCATATACGCAGGTGGCGGTGGAGGTGCTCCAGGTAAATCTGGAGGTTCTGGCGGCGGAGGAGATGGTTTCTCTTCTGGTGACGGATCTACATCCCCAAGAGCTGGCACAGACGGTAAAGGTGGCGGCGGAGGCGGAGGAAAATTTCCCGCTTCTCCTTCAAGTGGTCAAGGTGGAGATGGTACAGTTGTTCTATCTGTTCCAACTGCTAACTTTACTGGAAACACTACGGGCTCACCTACAGTTTCTACATCTGGATCTAACACGATCATGGTATTTACTTCTACAGGGACGTATACAACGTAATGAAAAGATTTGCTAAATTAGATGAAAACAATGTTATGGTTGACTTAATTGTTGTTGGCGAAAGTGATGCTCCAACAGAGGAAGAGGGAGCTAAGTACATAAATCATTGTCAAAGAACTTCTGGCGTAGTTTGGGTTGAAGCTACTAATGAAGTTACACCTGGATCTACTTACGACTTTTCAACTAAAAAATTTACCCCTGTACAACCCGCACCTAGCTGGACATATGTAGCGGGGTCTGGAATAATTGGTGAGTGGCAGCCACCTGTACCTTATCCAGATGATGGTGGTAGTTATCAATGGGATGAAAGCGTTTACCAAGCAGATAATACAGCTGGTTGGGTATCCTAAGATTTAAATAATTTTTTAAATAAATTTTTTATACGTCCTATTAAAGACTTATTTTCAAAGTATTCTATACACTCTGCTATCGTTTGTTGACGTATATATTCTTCTCGTATCTCTTGTGATGAAGGCTTTTCATTATGCCAACGTTCTAAGGTATAATTACCCTCCCAAGCTTTTAACTCATACTCAGTGTTTCTAATTAAAGAATCCATGACAGTGTTCACTCCCCATGAAAAACCGTTTTCGTTTGTATATTTTTCAATAACTTGTTTTGTTGTATATTTTGATTGCATTATATTATCTCCAGTTCTGATATTTTTTTTCTATCTCCTAACACTCCTTTTACAAAAGAATTAAAAGCCAGACTAATTCTAAGATTATCTCCTTTTTTAACATCTACTTTATGAGTTAGTTCTGAAGGAAATAATAAAAGATCTCCTGAAGTAACAGGATACCACCAACTTTCAGAGTTGTAGAGATTCCAATTTTTTGTTTCGGGTTTAATTCTTTTATAACAATTATTAAAAAATCTAATCATGTCGTTTTCAGGATTAGCGTTTACATAAAGCACACCAGATATCATACTATTAGGATGTTCATGTATGTGATGATATTCGTCTGTTCTTGTAAAATTTAACCAAGACTGAGTTATGTAAGGTTTTACGTTTTTCCACTGCGTGATAACTTTGTTATACTCTAATAAGTGTGTAAATAACTCTTTTTTTAATTTTTTAAAAACAGGTTTTTCTAAAATGTATGAATCATCTGAAATATAATTACTCTCGTTTTGATGGATACTTTTATTTATCTTATCCATGGCTTTCATCTCTGTTTTACTAAATTCTCTACCTAAAGAAGTTATATAAATAGGTGTTGGAAAAATAGCATCAATTTTGTATTTCATATTTCTAACATAAATATATACTTGAAAATAAATAAAAATCAAGTATATAGGATTTTATGAAAGATAAAATTAAATGATCAAAGTAGTAGATAATTTTCTATCAGATAACGAGTTTTTTAAAATACAAAATATTATCTGTGGTAATAGTTTTCCGTTTTATTATAATGACCAAATAACAGATGAAAATGACCCCATAGATTATTATTATTTCATACACTTATTTTTTATTAACAATTCACCAAATAGTAATTATTTTAATTTATGGGAGTCTTTTTTAGAAAAGATAGAGTGCAAAGCCCTAATTAGAATAAAAGGTAATATGTATACAGGTGGTAGAAAGAAAATAATACATAGACCACATAAAGATTATGATTATCCACACAAAGGTTGTTTGTTTTATATAAACGACAATAATGGGGCAACATATTTTAAGAATAAAAAAATATTACCGAAAGCAAACAGAGCCGTGTTTTTTAACCCACATGAACCACACTCTAGTTCTATTTGCACTGATCAAAAAAGAAGAATAACAATTAACTTTAATTATTTTTAATATGAAAAAAAAATTAGAAGATTATGTTTTAACAGCTCAATCCGCATTACCTATTAAATTGTGTAATGACACAATAAAAGAAATAAATAAAAATAAAAAAAATTGGTCAACTCATAAATGGCACAACAGAAAAAATGAAGAGGTTGTTTCTCTCAGTGGTAACAAAGAATTAGATAATCTTTATATGAGATCAAATAACTCTCAAGAAATAATGAGACTTTTATGGCACGTAATTCATGGTTATACAAAACATTTAGACTTTCCTTGGTTTCAAGAATGGACTGGGTATACCGAAGTTAGATTTAATATTTACAAAAAAAATAAACAAATGTCTGATCACTGTGATCACATTGCATCTATATTTGATGGTCAAAGAAAAGGTGTTCCTATACTTAGTTGTGTTGGTGCATTAAATGATAATTTTGAAGGTGGAGAGTTTATGATGTTTGATGATATGACATTTAAATTAAAACAAGGTGACGTGTTAGTTTTTCCATCTAATTTTTTATATCCTCACAGAGTAAACCCTGTAAAGAAAGGAGCCAGATATTCTTTTATTTCATGGGTTTGGTAATTACAAAAATAAAAGAACATTCAACTATTAAAAAAATGATTCTAGATGAAATACATAAAACAAAACAAGGTAACTATAAAAATATTACTTCTACTGATTGGCAAACTCCATCTAATATTGAAAGAACATATTTTACAAAACATATAAAAGACATAATAAATAAATATTATACTAGAATAGCGGAACAATTGGGATTAAAAGATTTTAATCTTACAAAATTAATTACACATAATTGGTGGTTTCAGATTTATGATAAATACTCTACGCATGGTTGGCACACTCATGCTGGTTCACATTTTACAAACGTTTATTTTATAGAGTTACCAGACTCAACATGTGCTACAGAAATAAAAGGACACAGTAATTTAAATATAGAAGAGGGAGATTTAATTACATTTCCTGCATATTGGCCTCACAGATCTCCTATTAATACAACGAATAAAAGAAAAACAATAATATCTTTTAATACATCGTATGAATATTGAACATTTATTTCCAACAACAATAGGCTATGAGTTTTGTCCTTTTCATAATAACATAGAAAAAAAATTAGTTGATCACTGTAATTCTTTTTCTAATAGATATAATAATAAAGACTCATTTTTAAATAATGGTCAATTATTTACCACATTTGAAAAACATAATTTATTACAAGATAAAAAGTTTGATAAACTTAATATGTGGGTTGTTGACAAAATTAAAGAATATATGAAACAGACAACGATGCTATATAATATGAAATTTGAAGGCGAGGCATTTTTTAATATATATAACAAACATGATTATCAAGAAGCACACAATCATTTTGGTTTTGTAATATCCTGTATTTATTTTCTAAAGGCTAATAATAAAGCTAGCAAAGTATTTTTTAGACCACATGTTTTTGATAATATTAAATATGATAATTTTACTTACTCACCTAGCACACCTGTTTTTTATGAAGCACAGCCAGGTAAGTTATTAATATTTAGAAGCTACATTGATCATTTTGTAGAACAACATTTAGATGAGGAACAAAGAATATCCTTAGCTTATAATTTTAGATAGGAGAGAAATATGGAAGAAACAAGAGCTGTACTACCTGTGTTTTCAAAGGTAATTTACATAAATAAAATAAAACTTAATCATAAAAAAATAAATACCTTAATAGGTAAAAAATTTGTAAAGGCAGGACATCGAATACCTGAAGACCCTAAAAATATATCTAGCTTTAGTGAAAGTAAAAACATTTTAAATTTATCTAAGTTTAAAGATTTAAAAAAACAAATCATGGATGAGTTATATTTTTATACAGAAAATGTTTTAAGATATAAACATAAATTTACCATGACAACATCTTGGTTTACTAAAACAGAAAAGAACGAAGAGTCTGGTTTTCATAACCATAGAAATGCATATATTAGTTGTATATTATATATAGATGTTAATGATAAAGCAGGAATGTTAAGTTTTATTGATTATAACGTTAATAAGATGTTTCAGCTAACTCCAATTGAATATAATAATTTTAATTCTGAAACTATTAGAATAAAGCCAGAAAATAATATGATAATATTTTTTCCTAGTGAGATGTATCATAAGGTGTGTTTACATGAGTCTAATGTTCCTAGAATATCTTTAGCTTGTAATTTTATACCAATAGGGGATATTTCTGATCCCAGTAGTGATAGTTTTGTTCATTTGACCATTAAATAATTCGTTTATTTTTAGAGTAGATTTGATATACAAGGTATTATGCTACAAAAAATAGGTTTTCAACCCGGTATAAACAAACAAATCACACCCACAGGAGCAGAAGGTCAGTGGATTGATTGCGATAATGTTAGATTTAGATATGGCATTCCTGAGAAAATTGGAGGTTGGAATCAACTAGGACAATTAAATTCAAATGAGTTAACCGGTGCAGGGAGAGGCTTACATCACTATGTAAATAGTGAGGGCAGAAGATATGCCATAGTTGGAACAAATAGAATATTATATGCTTTTTCTGGTAACGTATTTTATGACATACACCCTATAAAAACTACCACTACTTTAACAAGTGCTTTTAGCACAACCAATGGATCACCAACGGTAACCATAACTTTTCCCACGGCTCACAATATAAACCCTCAAGATATAATATTGTTAGATAATTTTTCTACCATTACAGGGTCTAATTTTGCAGCTTCTGATTTTGATGATAAAAAATTTATGGTGACATCTGTTCCTAGTGGAACAACCCTAACAATAACCATGCCATCAAATGAATCTGGATCAGGTGCTACCACGTCTGGAGGCATTAGAGTTCAACATTATTTTCCAGTTGGATCTGCTGTACAAGAAAAAGGTTTTGGTTGGGGTTTAGGAACGTATGGAGGTGTAGACACAGGAGCCGTAACCACTACTTTAAATGGGGCTATAAATTCGTCTACCACAACAATAGTTTTAACAGACGCATCTCAGTTTCCAAGCACGGGAACTAATTTTGTTTTAATAGGAACTGAAATGATTCAGTATACTGGTATTAACAGTAACACTTTAACCGGTGTAACAAGAGGCACCAGAGGCACAACAGCTGCATCTCACAGCGACGGTGTAACTGTTACAAGTGCTACGGGTTATGGTGCGTGGAACGAACAAACTCAAGAGGGTCTAGCTTTAGATCCCGGTATGTGGTCTATTGATAATTTTGGAGATAAAGCAATTTGTTTAATTCATGATGGTGAAGTTTTTGAATGGGATTCTAGTTTAGGAAATGCAACAGAAACAAGAGCCACAATTATAACTGGTGCACCAACTGCATCAAGACACATGGTTGTATCAACACCAGACAGGCACTTAGTTTTTTTTGGAACAGAAACAACTATTGGAGACAAAGCCACACAAGACGATATGTTTATAAGATTCTCGAATCAAGAGGATATAAATACTTATACACCAACAGCAACTAATAGTGCCGGTACGCAAAGACTAGCCGACGGATCACAAATCAGAGGAGCCATTAGAGGTAGAGATGCTCTTTATGTTTGGACAGATACTGCATTATTTACTCAAAGATTTGTTGGAGCTCCGTTTACGTTTGCGTTTGCACAAGCAGGTACTAACTGTGGACTCGTTGGACAAAACGCATGTGTTGAGGTTGATGGTGCTGCATATTGGATGTCAGAGAATGGTTTCTTTAGATATGCAGGTAAGTTAGAATCACTACCTTGTTTAGTAGAAGACCATGTATATGATAATATTAATTTAGCTTCAGGTAATCAAATGGTTTCAGCAGGTTTAAATAATTTGTTTGGAGAAGTTATTTGGTTCTATCCGTCAGAAACATCTAATGTTATTGATAAACAAGTTACATATAATTTTTTTGATTCATCACCACAAAGACCTGTGTGGACAGTGGGGACATTAGCAAGAACTATGTGGAGAGATTCTGCAGTATTTGGTAAACCACACGCTTTAGAATACGATGCAGGAACTGACACATCTTTTGATGTTATAGGAAATACAGAGGGCAGAACTGCATACTATGAACATGAAACAGGAACAGATCAAAATAAAAACGGTACCATAACAGCTATCACTTCAAACATATTATCAGGAGATTTTGACATATCTCAAAGGGCAGGAGGTGTTGCAGATATTGGAGGAGACGGTGAATTTTTAATGAAAATAAGAAGATTTATACCAGATTTTATATCTCAAACAGGCGACACTCAAATAACTTTAAATCTAAGAAATTTCTCTAACAACGCTGCAGCTAGCTCTACATTAGGCCCCTTTACAGTTACTTCATCTACTAGTAAAGTAGATACACGTGCAAGAGCGAGAGCGATTGCATTAAAGATAGCTAATACATCAACAAGTCAAAGTTGGAAATTAGGCACCTTTAAATTAGATATACAACCAGATGGTAGAAGATAATGGCAATAAATTTTAATAACTTAGATCAAGGTAGAGCAGGCATTATAGGTTTAGATAATGTAGTTACTCAACCATCTAGTGCCCCATTACAAACTGCATTTTTTGGATTTGGAAAAAGTGATGAGGAAAAAGCATTAGAACAAATACAAGAATTAAGAGAAGATCAGAAAACAATTACTGCCCCTGTTCAAGGTGATCTAAACTTATTAAAAGATAATGAATTTCAATATAATAGATATCAAGAAATAGAAAAACAAATAGAAGATTTAAAAAAACAATTTCCTAGCGACACAACTATTCAAGAAGCTTCTTTAACTAATCGATTTGGTTTTCCATTAACAGCTAGTTTAGATACATCTGGAGTTGCGCAAGCTATTGAAAAAGCTAAAGCAAGAGAGGCTTTAGACACACAAAAATTCACGCCAGGATTTATTAGCGAAACCACAACAGACCCTATGGATATTAGAGAACAAAATAGATTAGGCAATTTAGCCATAAATGAATTATTTATGAGTAAACCTGCTGTTACTTTTGATGCTCCTTACATGTCAACAGGTTTAAAAATGGTTCCAAAACCAACTTTTGGACAAAGATTATCGAGTGGTATTAATCAATTGAAAACTAATTTAGGAACTGGGTTTGGTAAAATAAAAAGTGATATAGGTAGTTTTATTGGTTCAGGAGGTCTTACAGGCATGGCGGGTAGAGCCCTTGGGGGTATACTTCAAGCTGTTCTTCCAAAAGAAAGTCCGATAGATAAATATAATAAACAATTTAGTGTTCAAAGTTTAGGAAGAGATCCTTATGGATACTATGATAGTTTAAGGGCAGGTAATTTAACTGGTCAAGATCCTTTTGGAGTTAACACAGTTAGTGGATTTGGTAATTATCAGAAACATTATAGTGATTATTTAAATGCATTTAATAATCAAACTAAATTTAAAGGATTATATACACCTAAGAAAACTAGTAAGTTTGCTCAAGATAAAGCTGACTTTGCTAAAGAAGTTTTAGGATTAAAGAAAACATCGTCAAATATAACCGGTACACCTTTAATAGTTAGTGGGTCTGTTTTTGAATCACAAAGAGGACGTAAAGATGATAGCCCAACAACAGGGACAACTAAACCAGGACAAGATGGAGGATTTGGAGCAGCAGATTTTGGGCCTGGAGATGATGAGTTTGGATCTTTATAATGGCTAAGATAGTACAAGTATTAACAAGACCCTCATCTGAATATGATTTAGGAACAGCAGAGGCACAGGTTAGAGATCTTGATGGAATAGTAGAAAAACTAAACACTACTTTTCAAGAAGAATTAAAACAGGAAGTAGAAGCTCAAAACTTCTTTTTAAATTAATGGCGAATAGTTTTTTAAATAAAAAAGTAGATTTAACCACAACAGATCTTACAACTTTGTATACGGTGCCAGATGCGAATACCGCCATTATAAAATCCATATTAGTATCAAATGATTCAGGATCTAGTTGTAATTTAGATGTTACACTTGTTGATGCATCATCTGCTATATTTAGTGTGTTTAAAACTAAAGCAGTGGATACTAATACAACAGTGGAGTTATTATCTCAACCCTTAGTCATAGAGGAAAAAGAGATATTAAAAGTGCAAGCTAGTGATGCAAATGAATTGCACGTAATAGCATCAATACTACAAATACAGCCAAGAGAGGTAGTCACATAATGAAAGTAATTAAGCCTACAAAAATTATAGAAGAAATATCTAACCTTAAAACAGGAGAAAAGTACAAAAACGATGAGGAGTGGAAGTCTAAAGGCATACCAGAATCTGATATAAGAAGAGATGTTAAAGTGGTGTTGCCCTCTCTTGACTTATTTGGAGAAACCAAATAAAGTGTAATATTTCAGGACATTCGCGCCTGCCACAATCATCAAACTTGACGGAAGTATGGCAATAACAAGAGGACAAATGCAAAGACAATTAAGACAAAGTGGCGGTATCATGAATGCTGCGTCTGAAACTATTGGTGGTGGAGACTACGCAGGTATACCAATGGGTAGTAGAACTGGTTTTGGATTTCTTAGAAAACTTAAAAGAAGAGTTAGAAAAATAATACCAAACGAAATAGCAGATGTTGCAGTTAAAGCAGCACCTTTTGTTGCACCATTTAACCCTGCAGTTGCCGCTGCAATGGCAGGTATAGGTAGTTTTGATCAAACGGGTAATCTTAGTGATGCATTTAAGAGAGGTGCATTGACTTACGGTGGTGGACAATTAGCTAGATATGTAGGTGGTGCTGATTTTCAAGGAAACCCTTTTCAATCAGGTGGTGCATTCAGAGGTGGGCTTGAAGGATTTAAAGCAGGTTTTAGTTCTCCATTGGGAAGTAAAACTGGTATAGGTAAAATGTTAAGTGATAATGCTGCTGCAAAAGGAAAAGCACTCAAAGCAGAGGGTGTTTCAGAAATAGTTCCTGTGGGAGGAGATGCAGCTATTGCTGAAGCAACTTACGGTGTCAACCCTAATATTGTAAGTAAAAATCCAGTAAAAGGAGACACTAATTTTATAGGAGAATTATTTGGTAATATTAAAAACAAAGAGTATGGAGCTGTTGGTGACCAACTTCTTGAAGGGGCACAAACAATTGGTAAAGCAATATTTTTTGATAAAGATGGAAATGTAGATAAAGCAGCAGTCTTAGCAGCAGCGTCCATGGCAGCTAGTTATAAAGAGGCAAAAGAATTAGCAGATGATGCAGGTGTTGACATAACTGAGGAAGAATACGATGAAGCTAAAAAAGCAGAAAAGAAAGAAGAGTACGCAGGTTATCTACAAAACTTCTTTGGTGGTAAAAAAGATGGTGGAAGAATAGGCTTTGCACGTGGATCAGATGATGAACCTGATGAGATTGAAGAATTTAAAAAATTAATAAGTGGTGAGATTATTGAAAACGAAGATCCAGACATGAAAGACATGGACGATTTAATGGCCGGTGGTGGTATTAGTTTTAGTAGAGCAGAAAAATCATTTCTATTTAGAAGACTAGGTGGATCTGGTGGTAGAGAAAGATCTTATACAATGCCACAACTTTATAGAATATTAAGTAACCCTAATAGCCCTAGTAACATAGGTGATGCAACGATATTAAAACAAATAGCAGTTGTGGGTCTTGGTGGTAAAAAAGATGGTGGTAGAATTGAACTTGGCACCGGTAGCCGTCCATCTCAATTATTTAAATTATTAGAAGAAGCAGAAGCTGCAGGGGACATGGATAAAGTAAAAGAAATTAAATCTGATTTATTTAAAGAGTTTGGTTTAAAACTAGCAATGGGTGGTGAAGTACCAGTCAGGAAAAACAAAGCAGGGATCGAGGAACTAGATTACAGAGAGTCAGGTGGTTTTGTACCGGTAGGAGTTAAAGAAAGAGCTGATGATGTACCTGCGATGTTATCTAAAAATGAGTTTGTTATGACAGCAGATGCAGTAAGAGGCATCGGTGATGGCAGCGTTGAAAAGGGCGCACAAAAATTATATAACGTTATGAAACAAGCAGAAAAAGTAGGTAAGGCATAATGGTAACTGAAACAAGAACTAGACAATCACCAGAATTTGAGGCGGCTCAAGAACAATATATTGATCTGTTAACGAAACAGGTCGGTCGTGCTCCAGGCACGGGTGGTGTACCGACACTCGCGCAACTTGGACCTCAGGTTGCAGCCGTAGACCCGTTAACACAAGCAGCTCAACAACAGGCGGCAACTCAAGCAGGATTAGGTCAATTAACATTTGATCCAACAACAGGTGCAGTTACCGGTGTTGGCACAGGTACAGGTGTTGCAGGATTTCAACCATTTTTAGATCAAGCACAACAATTTCAAACCGCCGCTGCGGGATTAACAGGCCCAACTGCTTTTCAACAATTTTTATCCCCATATCAACAACAAGTTATTGATGCAACATTAAGAGACTTCGATAAACAAGCGGCAGTAGACAGAGCAAGAACTTTGCAACAAGCAGGAATGGGTACAGTGGGTAATTTAGATGCGGGTAGATTTGGTGTGCAACTTGCAGAACAAGGTGCACAATCTAATTTAGACAGAGCAGCATTACAAGCGAGATTATTACAGTCAGGATTTACACAAGCCTCTGATCTTGCTTCAAGAGCACAACAACAACAATTAGGTTTAGGTGAGTTCTCAAGAGGACTAGCATCACTACAGCCATCTTTAGCATCATCAACACAACAACAATTAGGCGGTGCAGGAACAGGGGCTCTAGCATTCCAACAAGCTTTATTAGATGCAGAACAACAAAGACAACAACTAGCATATCAAGAACCACTAAGTAGAATACAGGCTCTTGGATCAGGATTAGCTTCTCAGGTAGGTGGGGTACCTACTACAACTCAAACATTAGGAACACCTGCACCACAAGCAAGTCCATTGTCACAAGCACTACAAGTAGGTTTAACAGCGTACGGCCTTGGTAGTTTATTTGGGAGAGGATAATGAGATACGTAAGACCTAGTTTTAAAATGGGTGGTACACCTAGTGGTATAGAAACTTTAACACCAAGAGTGCAAGCTCAAAATGGGTTTTTTGCAAACAAGCCTTTATTTGTATCTCCAAACAATTTAGCAAATCTACAAAACCAAAGATTTAATGTTGGTATTTCTGGAGGGCAAACACCTTACATAGAAAGAATGATGAAAAGTTTTCCATTAAATGTTGATGACATGGGCGTAGCATCTGTGTCAGATGTAGATAGCACATCTTCAAGTGCTATTGGAGGCACTAAATTTAAACAAGCTGAAAAAAATAGAGAAAATATAAATACAACAGATGAGTTTATAACAATATTAGCAGGACGTAATCAAACCCCAATAAGAGTTAAAAATCCTAACTACCAACCTGAAGGTGAATTTAGAGATGTTAATGTTAGAGGTGTTCCAACTAAAAGATTTTTTCCTGATGAAAAAATAGACATGGATGAAATAGCAGATAATGTCATAAGTAAAAACAAAGCTGAAAGAGATTTTCAACAAATAGTTAGAGATGCAGAGAAGAAATTTGCTAAAAAAGATGATGTTTCAACAGAAGATAAAAAAACACTTTCTTTTGAAGAATTAGTAGCAAAAGAAGATGATGATGTTTTTAAAACTGAATTTGATAGACAATACAAAAGAATAGAACAGTATCTAGGTGAGGATAAAAAAGATTTAAAAGGAGAGTTAGCCCTAGCTTTATCTGATGCAGTTGGAACACCTGGAACATTAGCAGATAAAGCTAAAGTTTTAAATTCTTTTCTATTACAAAAAGCAAGTAGAAAAAAAGCAAATAAAAGAGATTTTGCTAAATTAGCTTTTGCTGCAGCTAATGATTTAGAAAAAGCAAAAATATTAGCAAATAAAGAAACTTTTGAAGAAAAAAGATATAACAAATTATTTACATCTGCAGATATAATTGCTAACCCAGATAAATATTCTGAGTCAACAGTTAATGCTGCAAAAAGTTATTTAAAAACTACTAAAGATATACAAGATTTATTAAAAAACAAAGAAGGAGACTTTACATTAACTGGTGCAACAGTAGCAAAAACTCTTGCAGAAATACCTGAAACAAAAAAGAAACTAGCAAAAGAATTAGCCAAAGGTGATAAAGCTAGACCAGAAAAAATAAAAGAATATAGAGAATCATTAGCTTTAGCTCAAGCTCTTCTAAGTAAAGATTTAAATGCAATTTCAAATCTTGTAAAATTAGATTTTGCTGATGGTGGTAGAGTTAATCTAGCACAATCTTTTGAAGGCACTGTAGGAGAAGCTGCTGATACACAAAAAACACCCGCTGCTAAAATTGATAGATTAGATTATAATGCATTAAGAACTAGACTACCTAGAGAAATTACAGATGATATTGTAAGACTTTTAGCTAACGATGATCAAGCGTTACAGGATTTTTCTTATATTAGAACTCAAGGAGATGTTAATCAATTTAATTTAAAATATGGAGTAACTTTAGTATTACCTCCAGAAAGTGCATAGGAGGACTATGGCTGAAGAAAAAAGTTTATTTCAAAGAATATCTGAAGATATAACTGTTGATACCGATCCTTTACCAAGGAGAGTTGGTGCTTTTGATTATTTAACAGACATACCTCTAGGTTTGGTAAAAGGAGTTAGCCAAGCCGTTAAAGGTTTAGTTTCTTTAGGAGCTTTACCTATTGATTATGTAGCAGACACTAATCTAACATCTAAAATAGATAGTCTTTTTGATAAGATCACACCAGAAACAGATACTATTGTTGGTGATATAACTTCTGTTTTAGGTCAGTTTGGATTACCTGCAGGAGTAGCCGTAAAAGTAGCAAACGGCATGTTAAAGTTAAGTAAAGCCAGTCAATTAAAAAAACTATCAAGTTTTAAAAAAGCAGATGGCTCTTACGATATAGCAGGAGCCGGTGGTGAACTTGCAAAACGTGCAGGTTATTATGGGAGTATTGGTGCAGTTACAGATTTTGCAGTATCGACTCCAGGTGATCTACCAACGTTTTCAGAAACTTTTGGTTTTGGAGAAGCTTATAAGGGAAAAGAATTAAAAGGTAGAGATAGAGCAATTGAAGACTTTAAAGAAAAAATTAGATTTGGTGCAGAGGGGGCATTATTAGGTGGTGGTGTAGTAACTGCTTTACCTGTTGCAGGTACTTTAGGTTTTAAATATGGAATAATGCCTGCGGGTAAATACATTGTTAAACCAGTCGGACAAGCCGCTTTTAAAACTGCAGATGCTTTAGTATTTAATCCAATAGGTAAATTAGCTTCAACAGAATTAGTTGGTAAAGGAACTAAAGTTGCAGGTGAATTTATTGGTAATCAAACTAGTGCGTTAAGAAAAAAATTAGGATTATCAGAACCAGGTAGTTGGAAAAAATTATCAGACTCACCTAATGCACCTTTGTTTGAAAGATTTAAACGTAAATTAGATAAAGCAAAAAATTTATTTACCGATCCTCTTAATGATGCTACGGCACAAGAGGCAAGAGAGGTAATTCAATACGCGGATGCTGACAGAAAAAATATAGCTAGATTTATTAAAGATATAGATACTAAATTTAAAGATATTGCAAATAATCAAGCTATTAAACTACCAAAATATTTAAGAGATTCTAAAATTAAATATCCATCAAAAATAACTGACAAAAGTGATGTTATGTTAAGAAAAATGGAAGATGATATGTTTGATTATTTAAAAGCTCCTGTTGGTATGGATAAGGGATTATTAAATAATTTGGATGAATCTGTTAGAGATTCTGCATTATCTATGAAAAATTTAATAGTTAAATTAAATAATCAGTACGGAAAAATACTGGCAGATAGTGGTGATAAATCTTTAGAGGCTTTAGCTGCAGAAATAACTAAAAACGGAGGGGCATACTTAAAACAAACGTTTTCCGCTATGAAAAATAAAGCGTTTGAACCAGATGAAAAATTTTTAGAAAAGGCTACAACATATTTTAAAGAAAAAGTTATTCCTAATTCAAAAGAATATTCAAGAATAGTTTCAGATAAAATGGCTAAAGATAATATATCAAGATCAGATGCTGTTGATTTTGTGGCTGATAGTATTTTAGGAGATTTAAAAAATACCTTGATACAAAGTAATAGAAGTCCAGAGTCTTTGTTTAGAACTGTTACAGACACATTTAAAATTTCAACAGCTGAAGCAAAAATAGGAGTTGATGGGTTATTAGAGGCGGGAGTCCCTATTCAAGATTTAATGAAATCAACTCTTAAAACAGACGCTGATGCTATTATAGGAGCATATTTAACACCAACAAAAAGTTATCAAGATGCAGTTGTTGATACGGTTATGACCGCAACAAAACAAGTATATCAAAAAGATTTTTTTGATAGAACTGCAAAAACGGGTTTAGAAAGAGGTTTTTTATTTAGATCTAGAGCAGAAGCTGCAACAAAAGGTTATAAAAATGCAGATACAATGATACCAGTTTCTAAAGATTTTACACCAGGCCCTACATACACAGTTTTTGATAGCGATATGTTTAATGCAGGTATTAGAATAGGAAAGGATGGAGCAGAATTACCAGGTCCATTATATGCGTTACCAGAAATTGCTAACGCTATTAGAGGACAAGATGAATATCTAACAAAACTTTTTGATTTACCTGGATATAAAGCTTTAATGTCTGTTAAAGCAGCAGGTCAAGTAGGTAAAACAGTTTTCTCACCAATGACTCAAATAAGAAACGTATCAACTGCATCTTTTTTTGCTTTAGCAAGTGGTTTAATTGGTGGTAGAGCTAGTTTAACAGATGCTTTTAAATTACTAGCAGATGATTTGTTTCCTGGAAAATTTGTAAAAGTTAGTGATGTTGCAAAAAAAATGGAAGATCTAATACGAAGAGGAGTTGTTGATCAAAATATTGAAGTAAACGAAATTAGAAATATTTTAGATAAAGCAAAAAAAGGTAATTTTAGTCTACAAACTTTAATTGAAAACCCAATCGTAAAAAGAGCGTTTGATCTTTATCAAGGTGGTGACAACGTTTGGAAAATATATGCAGATAAATTTTATCAAAGTGCTTTAAAAGACGCTTTTAGTTATGTCACACCACAACAGGCTAAAGCAGGCATAAGTGGTGATAGAGCAATCAGAGAAAATATGATTGATTGGTATAGAACAATTGCTAAACAAAATGACATAGCTGATGAGTTGGCTTCTATAAATAATAAAATAATTAACGCTAAAACAACAAATGAAGCTGCAGGTCTATCCCAACAATTTAATAATTTAAGAAGTGTTGGAGATGTATCTTCTTATTTAGTTACCAATACAATACCAACATATAGTAGAGTTCCAAAAATAATAAAAAATATTAGAAATTTACCTTTAGGTAATTTCATAGCTTTTCCTGCGGAAATATTAAGAACAGGAACACACTTATTAACTATAGGTGGTAGAGAGTTGATGAGTGCAAATCCGTTTATTAGACAAATGGGGGCAAGAAGATTATTAGGGGCATCAGCCGTATTTGGCGGAACAGGGGCAATAGTTGCAGGCACAGCCGAAAAATTAACTGGTGTAAGCGATGAAAAAATGGAAGCTTTTAAAAGATCAATAGCACCTGACTTCCAAAAAAATTCAACCTTGATACCGCTTACAAAACCAGATGAAAATGGAGAATTTAAATATTTTAATTTTTCTTACACAAATCCATATGATTCTTTAACAAGACCTGTTAATGCAATATTAACTGCTCATTCAAATGGTCAACTAAATGATGCTAAATTAAGTGAGATACTTTACGATAGTTTTATATATGACAGAGACACAAATGCACCAGGAGCTCTAACAGAGTTTATAACTCCTTTTGTTAGTGAATCAATTGGAGCAGGAGCAATTGCAGATTTAACCATAAGAGGTGGTAGAACAAAAGACGGTAAAATTATTTATTATCCTCAAGATGATATTATGGAAATTTTAGATGCATCTTTTGGACATTTAGTGGGTCAACTAGAACCTGGTGCATCAAGAAGTTTTAGAAGAGTTTATAAAGGTGTTACAGAATCATTTAATGATTTTGGAACTCAATACGATGGAGCAACAGAATTTGCAGCACTAACAACTGGTTTAAGAATTGAAACAGCTAAACCCTTAAATAGTCTACCTTTTATAATTTCTTCTTACAATAGAGATATAGAAAATATAAGAAATAAATTTTCTAGAAATGCGTATAGTCCTAACATAGATGTAAGAGGTAGGGTTGGGTTTATGCAAGAATATTTAGAGGATTCTTATAGAGCACAAAGTAATTTAAGTAGAATAATTAATGATATGAAAATTATTGGAGTTGATGAAGATTTAATAGAAGAGGGAATATCAGAGAGATTTAGAAATAAAAAACAAACTGATGCTATGATGGATGGTGAATATAGAGCACCTAATTTTTCAGAAGAGAGATTTAAAACTTTAATAGATAGATTAGAAAGAGAAGATCCAATAGCTGCAGCTCAAGTAGAATCTGAAATTGAAGAAGCTGTTGATATAATTAGTGATATTAGAGATGAAGTAGATGATGAAGATTTAGGTTTAAACCCTAGTTTTATATCAGACAGAGTTAGAGAATTGTTTGAAATTCCATCAGTCCCAACAGGAGGAATCATATCAGATCAAGTTGCACAAAAAGTAAATTTACCGGTAGATCCAAATGCAGCTACTCAACCTAGCCCTTCGGTAATAGCACAAACTAAAAAACCAATCACGTTGACTGAATTAGAACAATCTCCAATATTTAGTTTACTAAGACAAAGAGGATTAGCTTAATGACTAAAAAATACGACGCATTACAAAGAATAGAATCACATGAGAAGCTTTGCAGAATAATGCAAAAACAAACTTACGATAGAATGCAACAATTACAGGGTCAAATAACTAGAATAGAACGAATATTATTAGTTTCTATGGGTGCAGTAATGACTGGTATGGGTGGTGTTATCGTAGTTTTATTACAGAAACTCTAACACCACCGAAGATTCAACTTCTTAATTTTTTAACAGCACACCCATGACTAATTTGTTAAATTTTGATGGCTCGCTAAAATTATATTTAATTGGTGGAGATACAACATTTTTTAGTTTCTCCTCCATATTAATTAATTTATTTACTGTCTCTTTATCCTCCTCTGTTTTTTTCCACTCTAATGGATCATCATAACCAGACATCTCAAATTGAAAATCTATACAATCTCTTAAAAATTCAATGTCCTTTTCTGATAATGTTACTTTATATTTTTTGTCTTTCATTTTTTCTCCTTTGTGTATGATAGGACTATATAGGATAATATATTAAATGTCAATTGACAAATTGTCGCACTAAATCCAGTCTTCTAATTTCTCTCCCATGATCTGACTTGCAATATCAATTTTTTTACGTAAAGCTTTTACAATTTTTTCATCAACAGTTTTTTCTGCGATTATATCTACATATGTCATATTTCTAGTTTGACCAATACGATCTATTCTAGCTTCTGATTGTGTTCTTTTTTCTAAATCATAACCATTAGAAAAATAAATCATTGTATTTGCTTCAGTGAGTGTGATACCATACCCGCCAGTTTGTGGTGTACCAACCAAGAATCTCACTTCACTATCTGGGTTTTGTATTTCTTTGATAGCCTTTTGCCTATCTTCAGTAGTGGTGTCACCATAATAAGTGACCACGGATCGAGGACCATAGTCTTTTGATATGGCAGCTACCACATTATTTATATCATGTCTCCAATGACACCAGATAACTGCTTTACCCTCTACTTCATCTAATACATTTAATAATTCTGATATTCTATTATTTTTTATTTGTTTAACTGTGCCATCATCAGCTTTAAAGTGACCACAAGTTATTTGTTGCAAACGCATCAATTGCACAAGTGCAGTGCTAGTAGTCATGGTTTTATTATGCATCTCTGCGACTGCCATTCTTTTCATTTGTGTATAAAGCTTTTGTTGCTCTGAAGATAATTGTATAGTTCTTTTTGTGTATGTTTTAGGCGGTAGATCTAAACAATCTTTTTTTAAAATTCTCTCTGAAAAAGGTTTTATAATCTCAGCCAACTCATCTAAATTTTTGTAACCTGCAACTATTTGAAAAGACTTACCACCAAAGTTCATAGTTTTTAATTTTGCATATCTAGATCTAAAAGCATAGTAAGAAGAGAACCCTAATAATTCTGGTTGTAAAAACTCACATTGTTTATACAGATCTAATGGTGACTTTGTAACCGGTGAACCAGTTAATATTCTTGAGAATCTTGCAGCAAGACCTAAATCACAAATATTTTTTGTACGTTTTGCGTCAGGGTTTTTTATAGTTGTGGACTCATCAACGGCCATCAGTGTTCTATGAGAGAATAAAAATTTTTTTGCAAAGTCTACACCTTTTTGTGTAGATAGAGCTTCTACATTCATTATTAAAATATGTAGATCCTCATCTGTTTTAAATAAACTATCTAATTCTCTTTGTTGTTTTTGACTTATGGTAGCCTGCCATAGCACAACTTTCTTATCTATGTGGTTTACCATATGATTCGGTATCTCTTGATCATACCAATTTTTATAAACACCTTTTGGTGCAATAATTAAAGCACCATCAATCTTACCATTATCATAAAGCATGGATATATTATCTATCAATACCTTAGATTTACCTGTACCCATCTCCATAAAATAAGCAAAGAATGGTTTTTTCCATGATCTTTTTAACGCCTTGAGCTGATGCTCGTATGGCTTTGTTTTAAATTTGTAATCCATAAATAGTTTATTATTCTTTCTTGCAAAACAATATAAACATGATAAATAATAAGTCAAGAAAGTTATGAGCAAAACAGTTTATATAATTCAAGAACTTCCAGGTACAAAGATAGGGGTTCCAAAATACAATATTATGGGTGCATCAAAGTTTGGTGACTTAAAAACTTTATTACCAGAAAATTCACAAATAATAATGTCACCAGGGCCACTGATATTCAAACTTAGAAAGCTTCTAAAAAACTTTACTGAAGAAGATTATTTACTACTTACAGGCGATCCTGCCATAATTGGTGTGGCTTGCTCTATTGTATCTGATATTACAAATGGAAAATTTAATTTTTTAAAATGGGATAGACAAGAAAAAATGTATTATCCAATAAAAGTAAATCTATATGAAAAAGGTGAGATTGAAGATTAATCTTGACATAGGATTTTATATAATTATAAAGAGTATACGAAAGGAGAAATAGATGGCAACAATTAAAACAGATGGAAAAACATTTTTAGAAGAAAATGAAAAGAGAAATGCAACTTCTTCTGGAATGATAAACTTTGAGGAGGATCAAAGAGAAGATCTAAACTCAGTTGGTGATGCAAAGTCATTATCAGATCAGGTCGTTAAACTAAAAAAATTAGAAGACGATCTTGTAGAAAAAGAAAAAGAATTAAAAGAACTGAAGAGACATATCGAATTAGTTTCTGGTGAGGTTATACCTACCATGATGCAAGAGATGAATATCTCTACATTAAAACTAGCTGATGGATCTTCTGTAGAAGTAAAACCGATTTATGGTGCCTCAATATCTCCTGCAAAAAAGGAGGAGGCATTTGACTGGCTTCGTAATCACGGTCTAGGTGATCTTATTAAAAATGAGATTACAGTTTCCTTTGGTCGTAACGAAGATAACAAGGCAATTGCTTATGCAAACCTTGCACAAGGTCAAGGATTTCAACCTGTCCAGAAGTTAAAGGTTGAACCTATGACACTTAAAGCTTTAGTCCGTGAGCGTCTTGAGTCTGGACAAGAGATGCCCACGGAACTATTTAACGTGTTCGCAGGAAACCGAACCAAAATCACAAGGAGTAAATAACGATGAGCAAAGAACCAATAAAGAAGGCGAATGGGTCATTGGCGATGAGCAACTTTGAAGCAGACGCAAACATGGGAATGGGTAATCTAACTCAAGATGATTTAGCATTACCATTTCTAAAAATACTTGGTCAACTATCTCCAGAGGTAAACAAAAGAGATGGCAAGTATGTAGAAGGGGCACAACCTGGGATGATATTTAATTCAGTAACAGGCGATCTCTTCGATGGTGAAAAAGGTGTAAAGATTATACCTTGTCACTATAAGTTGGAGTATGTTGAATGGAGAGATAGGGGTAAAGATGGATCTGGTGCGCCAGTAAATATTTATCCTTCTTCTTCAGACATCATGACAAAGACTACAAGAGGGGCAGACTTTAAAGATAGATTACAAAATGGTAATTATATCGAGAAGACTGCGCAGCACTTTGTAATTGTTGTTGGGTCTATTCCTACAACAGCTTTGATTGCTATGAAATCTACTCAATTAAAAATTAGTAGAAAATGGAATAGCATGATGCAAAGTATCAAACTCAAGGGTAAGAATGGTATGTTCACCCCTGCTTCTTTTAGTCACGAATACTTATTAAAGACTAATCAACAATCAAATGACAAAGGTAGTTGGTTTGGATGGGAGATAAGTAAAGTCGGACCTGTAGAGAATGCAGATATCTATCACCAAGCAAAAAGTTTTGCTGAGAGCATTAGTAAAGGAGATGTTCAAGTAAAACATGGTGAAGAACAAACAAGTGAAGCATCACATTACTAGAATCCTAGGTTATGGGCGTGGAAGCGAGAGTGGAAACGCCCATAGAATATTCGCATGGAAGATAAATTTGTTAAAATATTTGACGGATTAAAAAGAGATTATGGTTACGCAGAAATCAACAACGGATACAAAGACACAACAACAGGTAAGTTTAAAGTAAAACATGGTTGGGCAGGTAAACCTTTAACCAAATCTGATTACGTTGACCATCTCTCTGGTAAAAAATCTATAGGAATTCAACCTTGTGATGACAATGGCATGGTTAATTTTGGTGCTATAGATATAGATTCAAAAGCATATCAAGATTTTAGTCCTAGAAAATATTTAGAAATAATTCAAAAAAATAATTTACCAGTAATACCAGTTAAATCTAAAAGTGGTGGATTACATTTATACATACACACAAAAGAAAAAGTCAAAGCTAGTTTTTTAAGAAATTTTTTGGACAAACTATTATATACGTTAGAGTTGAATTCTACAACAGAAATATATCCTAAACAAACAGAACTTGGAACAGGATCCGATGGCAGTTTTACAAATGGTAATTTTATAAACTTACCATACTATAATAAAACAGAAAGAGTTGCATTAAATTTTGACGGACAAGAATTTTCTTTTGATCAATACATACAAGTTGTTGAAGCTAATTTAAAATCAGAAAAAGAATTAAATGACTTTATAGATGAACATATAAATAAAATATTACAAGGTGGAGCAGAAGAATTTAATGATGGCCCACCATGTTTACAAGCTATATCAAAAACAATTGACGACAGTAATAAACTACCAGATGAAAGAGATCGATTTTTATTTAACTATATGGTTTTTTCTAAAAAAAAATATCCAGATCTTTGGGAGAAAAAAGTTTTAGATGGCGCAAGAAAATATATTTTATATGATGAAGAGTGGGGAGATAAAAAAGTTTTAGATAAAATAAAATCTTGGAGAAAACCAACAGCAGGACATCTCTGTGATCAAGATCCTATTAGAAATTTTTGTATAAAATCAGAGTGTGCAAAAAGACAATTTGGTTACATGTCAGATAAACAAAAGAAATTTCCACAGTTATCAGCTTTAATTAGAATTGATTATATACCAGAACCAGAGTTTAGATTTACAGTTCATTTTAATGACAAACAAGATGGAGAAAAAAGTAAACAAGTTTTAGCTAGAGACGTAAATTATTTAATGGACATGGAAAAATGCAGAAGGTTGATAGCATCACATACACCAATAGCACCACCAAGAATAAAACAAGATGAATTTCAAACAATCATAGAAAAATTAAAAGAGACTGAGACTGTGCAACCACCTCCAGCTGGCACTTCTCCAAAAGAAATATTACAAAAATATTTAGAAGAACATATTCATGGAGTCCCTGCAATTAGTGCTACGTCATTTAGTAGTGGATCTGTTTTAAAAGAAGATGGCTTTGCATATTTTACTATGGAGGTATTTTTTAATTATTTAAAAAATAAAGAATGGAAGATGAAATATGAAAAAACTGGTAGAATGTTAATAGAAGAATTTAAAGCAGAACTAGGTTACTTAAAAAGATATCCTAAAAAAGATACAGACAAAAAATCTCATAACCCAATACGGTGTATAAAAATACCTCTTTCTTTTTTTGAAAGAGATGAAGAGGATGTTGAAATTATAGATATGAAAAACAAGGGCGATATTTTATGATGAGAGATGATCTCATGGTTCAACAGCAGGTAAAGAACAAGTGGCAGCATATGGTGGGTGTTATCTGTCTTAATCAGACAGGACGCAAGAAGGTGAAGAAAATACTACCACCTTTTTTTAAAAAATTTCCCACTCCAGAGGTATTATTGCAGTCAAATATTAATGTAATTGCAACACTTTTAGAAGAATTAGGTATGAAATATGTACGATCTCAGAGGATCTGGAGGATGTCTGAGGACTATCTAAAATGGGATGGTGAAGACGCAACACAACTATTTGGTATCGGTAAGTATGGTAGCGATAGCTACGAAATATTTTATAAGAACAGGATACCAGAAAATGTGCAGGACAAAGAATTGAAAAGATATATCAAGGAGGAAATGTGATAAAAAAATTTTATGGTCCTCCCGGTACAGGTAAGACGGAAAAATTAATTAGAAGGGCTTTAGCTTACGTTAGATCTGGCACACCAGTAAAAAAAATAGGATATTTTGCGTTTACAAAAAAAGCAGCCAATACTGCAAAGGAAAGAATGTTAAATAAAAATAGACAGTTTCAAAAAAAAGATCTTAGATATTTTCAAACACTACATTCTTTAGCTTTTCACACATTAGGATTAAAGGAAGAAAATGTAATGCAAGATTATCATTATGATGATCTTGGAAAAACTTTAAGTATAAGTGTTAAGGCAAAAAGAGATATGGATTCTTCTCCATATCTAACTTGTGACAATGAATATTTTCAAATTATAATTAAATCTAGAGAAAAAAATATAGAGGTTTGGGATGAATATTGCACAGGGGAATATAGTAAAGATATTAAACCAAATATTTTAAAACACATTGCAGCTAATTATATTAAATATAAATACAGCAATAATTTAATTGATTTTACCGATATGATTCATCAATTTATAGAGAAAAAAGATTTATGCCCTAAATTTGATGTAGTGTTCATTGATGAAGCACAAGATTTATCTCCAATACAGTGGATGATGTACGACATATTAAAAGCAAATACTAACGATATGTATCTTGCAGGAGACGATGATCAAGCCATATATGCATGGGCAGGTGCAGATGTAGACAGGTTTATAAAAGAACCTGCAACAGAAATAGTCTTAAAAAAATCAAGAAGAGTGCCCGTAAAAATACAAGAAATATCAAACATTGTAGTGAGTCGTATAGAGGGATTAAGAGCGGATAAATTATATTATCCGAAAAACGAAGATGGATCTTACGTAAAAATTAATAATTTAAATAACGTAGACCTATCAAAAGATAACTGGTTAATCTTAACTAGAACAATAAATAAATCTATTGAGATATCAAAAGAGATTAAAACAAAAGGTTTTTTCTTTGAAAATAAATTTATTAAAAGTTTAAATACTAAACTGCATAAAGCAGCTATTTATTATTCTAGATGGTCTGAGGGACAAGATTTAGAACAAACACAAAAAGAAGATGTTGAAGACTATATGTCAGAGGATAATTGGAACGAACTAGTCCCTTGGTATGAGGCTTTTGATAAAGCGAATCTCGAAGATAAAAATTACATTAGAATGCTTCTATCAAACAAAGAAAAATTAACAGAGGATCCAAGAATAAAAATATCTACGATTCATGCAGCAAAAGGTGGAGAATGTGAGAATGTAATATTAGTATTGGATAACGCTAGGAAAATTAGAGAAGCTGTGTTAAAAAGTAGTAAAAAAAGAGATGAAGAACACAGAGTTTGGTACGTAGGAATTACTCGTAGTAAAAATAATTTGTATTTAATGCGAGCTAAAATAGAAAGGCATGGTTATAATTTATGACAACAAAAGATATATTTGAGGAAGCATTTCCTCAATACACTCAAATAGGTGGGAATCACTATACTAAATTTCCTATTCAACCATATGAGTTTATTTCTAAAAACAATCTTTCGTTTTTTCAAGGCAACGTAATTAAATACGTTTGTCGTTATCAACGAAAGGGAGGTGTTGAAGATCTAAAAAAGATAGTGCACTATTGTCAATTAGAAATGTTGAAAATGAAAGATGCAAAGAAAACTTAAAGTATTAGATTTATTTTCTGGCATAGGAGGATTTGCATTAGGTTTAGACTCTACAGGAATATTTGAGACTGTAAAATTTGTAGAGAAAGATAAATACTGTAAGAAAGTTTTACAAAAAAACTTTCCTAACATACCGATTGAGGAGGATATAAAAGATGTTAAAGGAAAAGAAGGAGACGCAGATGTCATTGTGGGAGGATTCCCCTGCCAACCAATGTCAGTCGCAGGTAAAAGAAAAGGAACAGATGACGACCGCTATCTCTGGCCAGAAATGTTTAGACTCATTAGGGAGATCAAACCCCAATTCATTATTGGGGAGAATGTGCAAGGAATTATTAACATCCAAAACGGCATGGTACTCAGACAGGTGCAAGACGACTTGGAAAGTGAAGGTTTCGAAGTCCA